AAACCTTAATGTCTTTCATTCTTCCCTCGTATTTCTTGTCATCTTTTTCCCATCTACTGAAAAATCTTTTTTTGTACTCATCTTGTTGTATCAAGTTTTCTGTCAGATAATCTCTGTACTCCTTCCAATCTTTAAACATATAAGGAAGTTTATTTACCATAAACATTTCTGATTTAGCTAAATGTTTTGTTGTATGAATGCCATCTAATCTATGTACTAACTTCTCCCAAGTTTCTGGCTCTATTTCGTGCAAGAAAAATAAATTATGTACTGCAGTTTCGTGATGCAAGTTTGATACTCTCATATCTCTGATAGGGATACCAAAACGATATAATGAATCATAGTGTTTGCAATAGCTTATGTTATTATCAAAAATATATTTCCAGACATCTGATATTGCCCAATCAAATATGGGATAAAAGGTGTAATGCTTTTCTTTTGTTAAGCCTTTCCCCCAAGTAATATGTTTATATGTTCTGCCTGTAGTTAATCCAGCAAGTCTTGCTCTACTTTCATCTGTTCTTACTCCTGCTATATAACACATTTTTTTATCTGCAAAATAATGTCTAGCTATGTAGGTAAAGCTATCTGCAAATCTATCTGATCCATAAACATTTTCTTTTATGCTATTAGGTTCTTTTTCTCTTAACCATTTCTTGCCTTCTTCCCAACAATATAACCAAGGATTTTCCATAGAGGTAGCATTAAATAATTTTATTGGTACTTGAAACCACATAGGCTCTATTTCCTGCATACTCATTATTTCCCTAACGTGATCTATAACAGATTGCCATTCTGCCTCTTGGTCTAAAAATACAACCTTAAGTGGCAGTTTATTTTTTCTCTTTGCTACTTCTAAACAAAGATTTAAAACTACTGTACTATCTTTTCCTCCTGATATTGAACAAACAACCTCATCAAACTCATCAAATAAATATTCCAATCTTTTAATAGCTGCATCATACACATTTGTTTTTGTATAGATAATCATTTAGATAACCTTTGAATTGTTTTTCCTAGTCTTGTTTTATTTAATTCATTACCACGAAAAGATAGATTTCTATTTATTGTAGCTTGTGCAGTATATCCCATACCACACATTGGATCTAAAATAATTTTTGCATCTTTAGGACAATAGAAATCAAATATTTTTTCTACAAGTTTTAATCCATTATAATCTCTGCATTCTTGTTTATCTTGTGAAGTCAAATTATATTTTTCTTTTTTAGATAAAAAATGTATGTCTAATGGTAAAAGTTTTGAACCTGATTTGTAAAAACTTTCTGTATTGCCATTATAAATAAAACCATATTGATTACTCTTAAATATGATGTCATCCCTCCATCTTTTGCCATACTCAATTACTACTCTATCTGTTGCATAATATTTTATAATAGAAAAAAATTTATCAATAAATGTATCATAATCTTGATCTACTCTTTCAACATCATTCATTTTTAAATTCATAGTTTGCCAATACCTTAAATTACCTACACCCCAAGGTGGGTCTGAGTAAATAAAATCAGCTTTTTCTTCTTGCATCAAGTCGCCTATGCCTTGCATCAAATCTCCGTTTTTTACTTTATGATTTTTTATTGTTATAATATTTTCTGCCACCACCAACCTCCTACTTTATATTCTTTAATTTTTTTGTATCCAAATATTTGATAATACTTTTTTACAGTCCTAACATCTGCCTTCCTAAAATTATTTTTCTTTGCCCACTTTTCTCTTGCCCTTACTATTTTCATAATAACTTTATTGTTTCTATATTCTGGTAGAACGAAATCATTACTATGCCTTACTGTATCTTTTGACAAAATACATAAACAACCACAACCTATAATCTTCCCAGACTTTTCTAAGATAGCTTTAAACCACACTTCAGGTTTTTTTCTTTTTGAAAAACTTGCATATTCTAATTTATCTTTATATGTTTTAGGAATAAATGCTATTTCTTGATATTCACATTCTACAACTTTTATTGCTTTGGCTCTATTAATTATAGTTGTTTGTGATAAAGGGTTACCCATAGTCCAATACTTCCAGATACCTGCATAGTAATATGTAAATGTTCTTGTACCAAAAGTTTGTGCTTTTCCTTTATCTCTTATATACATTACTACTTGATTAAATAAGCTATCATTTTTCCAATCTATTCTTCTGCTCCACCAATGAGGGATATATGGCATAGTCTTTGCAAATGTCCATTCTTTACTCTCTAATATTTCTTGAATATCCACTACCAACCTTGTATCGTAAATGATTCTTTGCAATAAGGACAAGTAACCTCTTTTCCACTATCTGCTCTATCTCTCTGAAAATGTTCAAGATTATCATTAATGTTACTTTGACCTCTTTCCATATCTTTTGCATCTATCATACTACTAGAAAGATTGTGTTGTGCTGTAGGGGTAAAGTCGCCAAAAGTCATATCTGCATCTAGTCCTATTGTTGTC